ATGTTGGCTGGGTGGTTCGTGCCTCCGAATACCAGAATGAACTCGGCTGTGTAGGTATCCAGCGTCGGGAGCACCGGGCACCCCCAACTGTAAGCCACCTCAACCCACTTCTGCGTCCAGACGCCGTTTACATTTACGGACGGATAAAACAGGCCGGTGGTGTCTTCGTCGTTGTTCGCCTCCGTCAGCGCGGCATGGGTATTCGTGCTCAATATGGTTTTGACGGTCGTGTTGGCCGTGTTTGCGTTGACGTTGATATTGTCGTTGATCACGATGGCGTCGCTGACTCCAATCGTGTCGCTGACGGCTATGGTATCGCTGACGCCTATGGTGTCTGACACGCTGATCGTGTCTTGAACGGCAATTGTGTCCACAATCCCGACGGAAACGGCCTTCGCATAGGACACATAGCCCGGAAGCGTGACGACGGCCTTGTCCTCATATCCAGCCAGCTCATCTCCGGTCTGCCCGGTATAAACAGTCGCCAGGGACGTGACATCCACCGGGACGCCGTTGACCGTCGTATATACCGCGTCGATCGCCTTGACGGGGTGATCCGCAAACATATAGACATGCGTTGCCTGTTTCTCGGTAACCGTCGATCCGGCGCTGTGGGCCACGTTGTCCGTCGTCGAATAGCCGCGGGTGCAGCCGGTGAAGCTGTTTCCCGACACGGCCCCGATGACGATCTCTTCCACATCGATCAGAATATGGTCTCCGGCCGTGAATCCGGTCGAATCGCTGACGGCGATGGTCGTGGCCGAATCCGTGATCGCCGACGGCAGGCTGGTGACCTTGCCCACGTCCAGGCGCATGGCTGGAACCTTCGTCACGGACCCGTAAACGATCGGCAGGGTGTAGCCCACATCGTTCAGGTAGGCGTTGGCGTAGTCCGCGAGAGAGAGGACGCGCCCGACGGACTTGTTCACCCGTTGGCTCTCGTCCACGAGATCGACGCGGTAGACCAGCTCGTCGATCCGCTCGAAATCGATGATGTTGCCGGTCCACATTAAGACCATGGGATCGGTGGCCACGGTCAGGCCCTCGAACCACAGGTACAGCTCGCAGTCCAGCGTCTCGACGGTCTCGCTCCACAGGAGGTCGTGGATGTCCGTGGCCTCGTCCGGGTCGATGATGATATTGACGGAGAAGTCGGAGACCTGCGGCTGGCCCATCGCGCCGGAGATGTCCTCGTCGATCGATCCCCAGCTTGCGACCCACGGCTTGACCGTGATCCCCGTATAGGTGAAGACGCGGTCCGAGAGGTAAACAGTCCCGGCCACGAAGGGGATCTTCAGGATCCAGACCGGGGCGGCCCCGGTCTTCTTGTTCTTCTCGGTGTTGAAATTCGTCGTGAAGGTCTTCATGCGCCGACGGCCTCCAGCCGCCGCATCTCCGCGCGGAGCGGCTTGACGATCTCGCGGGCGAGCTGCTCCGGGGACTTCCCGCCCCCGCTGATGCTGATCGACGGGGAAAAGTGGATGGTCTGACCGATGGCCTGCGCCTGCCGCTTCGGGACGACCGCCTCGCCCTCGTGCAGGCGGAACGCCCCGGTGTGCGGGACATAGCGCGTCCCGAAGGCGTAGGACGGAAGCCCCTCGCCGTAGGACAGCTCGTAGCCGCCCGTGCCCGGCAGCGCGTATCCTTCGGTTGCGGACGGCAGCGCATAACTGCCGGCAGAGGCCGCGCCCTCGCCGAAGGACTCCCATGAGACGCTTCCGCCTTCATACCCTCCGGATACGCCCGTTCCTGCGGAGACGCCCGTTCCGGCGGCAACCGCCGCGCCTTCGCCGCCGACCTGCTTGATCTGGACCGTGACGGTGTAGGGCGTGCTGACGAGCCGGTTAAGCTCGGCCTGGATCTGCCGGATGGCCGGGGTCGCCGCGTCGTTGACCTTGATCGCGATCTCCTTGTCCAGCTTGGCCAGTTCGTCGGCGACCTTGAGGATCTGCGCCTCGTACTCCGTCATGGCGGCCTTCGCCTCGTTCATGGCGGCGGCGAGCTTGGCGCGGCTCTGCTCCACCTGGTCCATTTCCGCCTTTTTCCCGTCGATGAGCTTCTGCTGGGCGGAGGCGATCTCCTCCGTCACGGAGGCGACGTTCTGAATGGCCGCCTGGATCTGCTTCTCCGAAGTCAGGATGACCTCGTTCTGCGTGATCCATTTGGACTGCGCCGTGTCCCACACCTTGCTTTCCGTCGTCACCTCGCCGGTCAGGGCGGCGTACTGCTGCTTGACCTTCTCCAGGGCGGCGACCTGCTCCGCGCCGGAGAGCTTGTTTGCGTCCGCCCGCTGCTGCTCGATGGCCTGGAGCTTCATCGCGTAAATCGACTCGTCCGTGGCCGCCTTGCCCCTGGCCTGGGCCAGCTTCGTCTGGAGGTCCAGCATCGTGGCGGCGAATCCCTGCTGCTGCGCCCGCTGCTCCTTCTCCAGGGCGGCCAGCTCGGCGGTGAGCGTCTTCATCTTGTCCGTGGCGGTCTTGTGCTGGGAGGCGAGCGCATCGTAATAGGCCTTCCAGGCGGCCAGCTTGTCGGCGATGAAGGCCTTTTCCGCCTTCAGGACCTCGGCCTGCTGCTTGGCCAGGTCCGCTCCGGAGATGTTCGATCTGGCCATCAGGTCCATGATCTTCTGCTCGCCGTCGATGCGGGCGTCGTAAACGGCGGTCAGCTCGGCCAGGTAGCCCTGCAGGGAGGCGCGCATTCCGGCGATCGTGGCGCCCTCCGCCTTCAGGGATTCGCCGTATTTCGACTGCGCCAGCTTCAACTGCTCCTCGCCGACCCTGGCCTGCGCCTGGGCGAGGCCCTGAAGGGCCTTGGTCGCATCGGAAGCCGCCTGGGCCTGCTTGCGATCCGCGGCGGCGATCTGATCCGCGGCGGCGGCATTCTTCGCCATCGCCGCCGTCAGCTCCGCCGTCGAGGACGTGGCCAGCTTGTAGTATTCCGCCGAGCGCTTGACCAGCTCGTTCCGGGCGCCCCAGGCCGCCTCGGCATTTTCCGTCTGCCCCCACAGCCGCTCGTTGGCCGCGACAAGCCCCAGGACGCCGGCGGCGAGGTAATTGAACGCGGAGGCGGCGAGCATTCCGGCCCGCAGCAGATTGACCCCCATCTCCGTCTTCAGGTCCTTCATCTGGATCTCGAAACGCTCCATCTTGTCCGCCAGGCTGTCCGTGCCCTCGCCGAGCTGGGACTCGATCTTGGCCGTCGCCGTCATGATGGCGTTGTAGGCCTGCATGGCCTTCTCCGCCTTCGTCATGGCCTTTTCCTGATTCTCCGTGGCCTCGGTCATCTCGGTGATGCCGATAGCCGCCGTGATCGACCTGGTGCGGCCCGTCTCCAGGGCGGCGGCGAACTGCGCGAAGGCGTCCTCGACCTTGACCCCCATGAAGTCGGCCAGGACCTGCGCGGAATGGGCCAGATCCGTGAGCTGCTTCGGCGACAGGCCCTTGGCGAGACCGGCTCCCGCAACCTCCGCCGCCTTGCCCATGCTGATCATGCCGTCGGAGGCCCGCTGGATGCTCTTGACGATGCTGTCCGACGACTGGCCGTACTTACTGGCGAGGGCGTCGAGGAGCTGCATCTGCTCTATGTAGTCCGCAGCATCCCGCATCATCCCCCAGGCTTCGCGGATCCCAACCGCCGCTGCCGCGACCGCCGCCGTGACGCCGACCCACTGCGACTTGAAGGCCGCCCAGTGGCGCTCCATCTGCGATGCCGCGTCCTGCGAGGCGGATTTCAGGTTCTGGATGCCCGCCTTGGCCGAGGCGACCGCGTCGGCCGTCAGGTCCTTGGCCGAGATGATGTAGGAGAATTCTTCAGAGAGGTTCGCCATCGTATTTCTTCTCCATCAGGAGCCGGGACCGCTCGGCCCGGAGCAGGCCGAGGCGGACCCAGTCGGAATTGGTCAGCTCGTGGCGCTCCAGCGGGCAGCCCGCGTCCAGAAGCGAGAGGAAGCGCATGAGGCGCTCCATCGCCTGCGGCTCGCGAAGCTCACGCCCCCACGGGCAGATCGGGCAGAGCGATTCCACGACGAAATCGGCCGGGTTCTCGTCCCAGGCCTCGCAGTCCTCGCATCCGGGGACCCCCTCCCGCTCGGAGAGGAGGCGGAGGTCCGCGATCAGTTTTTTACTTCGACCTGCTCGACGGACTCGAAGGCCTTGAAGACGATGTCCGACTTCAGCCGCTCGGGAATTCGGTCCAGCGTGTCCAGACCGAGCTTGCCCTGGCCGTCCTCCAGGTTGTCGATCCGCAGGACCAGCCGGTCGAACAGGGCCGCGCGGGCCGCCGTGGCGTTGTTCCGGAGCTTCTGGTTCCGCCCGATGGGATACCGCTCCGCCTCAAAGCGGTTCCACTCCTGGTTGGTGGGTTCTCGCAACTCGATCAGACCGTCCTCTCCGATCTTCACTTCAATCGACGCACCGATCCTTGCCATTGAAAATTGCCTCCCTTCCGCGATTATGCCATGTACGCCGCCTGGGCGTTGTAAACGTAGAGCTGCACCGCCGGGTCCGTGCCGTTCTCGAAGACCTCGTATTCCAGGTCGCAGCTCACCTCGTCGTTCGGGCCGCCCTTGGGGACCGGAGCCTCCCGCAGCTTGCAGCGGGGAATGATGAGCTGCATGCCGTAGTACATCGTGCCGGTGACGGCGATCAGAGCGCCCTTCAGGTCGAACTCGACGGCCAGGGCGTCCTGGGCCGTGAAGAACCCCAGCTCCGTCGTGGAATCGAACAACATGGAGAGCTTCAGCTCCGCGCCGCGCCGCACCCGGTCGATGTCCTGGTAGACCAGGCCGCCGCCGAAGCCGTACTGCCCCCGGAGGTTGTTCTTGAACTGGAACTCGAAGGACTGCATGCGGGCCTTCAGGTCTTCCGGCGTGGCCGAGGAGATGTTCTCCGCGTCCTGCGTGGCCGGGGTCGTGATGGAGACGTTCGACCCGTTCTCCATCCAGACCTTGCAGTTGGACAGGATCATGTAGGACTCCGTCAGCGGCGTGAGGGCCGCCGTGGCCGAGGCCGTGCGGGTGCCGGACCCGATCATCTCGCAGTCCAGGGCCAGCGTCCCGCCGGCCGTCCCGGAGAGCTTCAGGGACTCGCCCTTGACGCCGTCGTACTTGTACTGGACGCCGCCGATCTTGTCCTCGACCGTGATCGACGGGATCGCCGAACTCGCCGCGATCGGCGTGATGTAGTGCTTGTATGCGGTCAGCGCGCCGTCCTGCGTGCTCGCGCATGATCCGAGGACCAGCGCTCCGAGCCCGGCCAGGGTGTTGGGCTTGCACTTCGCCTCGCGGTACACCAGCTTGACGGCCTGCGCCATGATCTGCTGGTCGTAGCCGAACTCCTTGGCCGTCAATTCCTCCTTGTCGTTGCCGATCTTGTCCGGCCAGGTCACGTCCAGCTCGTAGCCCGTCATGGCCGTGCCGGTTCCGGCGGTCAGCACGACACCGGCGTTGTACGTCGCTTCCTTGGAAAACAGGCTCATCATCGTGAGCCTGTCCCATCCCTTTTTGGTGATCATCGCTCCATCCTCCTATGTGTAATTGTCGAACGGGTCTGTCACATAACTCACGACGAACCTCAAAATCGCCCCGGCAACGCGCCGTTCGTTCTGCACGACGGTAATGCTCTCGCCCTCGCCGTACCCCGTATCGAAGGCCAGTCCGCCCCAGGTCCGGTCGGAACCGACCGCCTTGACCACGTCGGCGACGGCCCGCCGCATATCCGTCGGGGCCGCAGCTCCGGACAGGATCAATTCGATCTCCAGATCCATGCGGTGGTCGTGCCTGCCGACGGTGATCTCCAGGGCCTCGTTCCGGTCCCGGTACACGACGGCCGGAAGATCCGCCTCGTCCAGCGGGATCGAGCGCCACTCGTGGACGCTCTTGCCGAGGTCCAGCTCGTAGCCGTTGGCGACGAGCATCGCCTTCAGCCGGGTGTCCACCTCCGTCATGATCTGCTGCCGAATGGAGGTCGCCATCGCCTAATCCTTGCTCAGCACGAGCGTTGCCACGAGGCCGTCCAGGTCATAGGCCACATTGACGATGTTGTAATATGTCCCGTCGATCTCCAGCCCGTCGCCGATGGCGACCCCGGACACGGCCGACGCCGCGCACTGCGCCTGGGGGACATACTCCGCGACCTGATCGTCATATACCGCCAGGGCGCTGCGCGGATTGTCGAAGATGACACTGACGGCATGGGCGGCGATTCCCTGCCACCAGGTAGCCGCCTGGGCGAATCCGTCTTCGTCAAAGAACGTCGTCAGGTCATTCGACATCTGGTCCCGCAGTCCCATTTCAAAGCACCTCCACCGTTGCCGTGCCTTCGATCTTCTGGCCGTTGGTCGTCGTCACCTTGACAACGACGGTGTAGGTTTCCCCTGCCGTCCCGCCCTTCAGCTTGTAAATCGCCGTTGTCTTGGTCGTATGCACGGCGGCGTCGGAGATCATGGTGGATGATTTGTCCGTTCCGCCGGCATCCAGGCACGTCACCGCAACGCTGGACAGCTCCTCGCCCGCGATCAGTCCGTCCTTGCCGTCCGCCCTGGCGAATGCGTAATACCGCCAAAGCTCCTCATATGCGTACTTCTGAAAGTGGGTCATTGTC